GGCGCCGGCCGAGGCTAATAGAATGGAAGCCATTTTTTAACGGGTCTTTCGTTTGGCGGGTACAGGAAAGCGGAAGGCGAAGGCGATCCGGCGCTGCCAGGCGGGCGTCAGATGTTCCTCGATCACCCCGGCGCGCTCATAGGCGTGGATGAAATGCCCACCTCCGGACAGAATGCCCACATGCTTGGAAATCGCCCCCGCGCGCATGCGAAACAGGATGACGTCGCCGGTTCGGACCTCTGAAACATCCAACTCCTGCATCGCTGCCCGCGCAGCCTCGGCCAAGACCTCCACCGGTCCTGCCTCACCCCAGTCTCGGGAATAGGGTGGCACGGGCATCGGTTCGGGACCCACCACGTCGCGCCAGACGCCACGCAGAAGCCCGAGGCAGTCACAGCCGACACCGCGCACCGAGGCCTGATCGTGATAGGGCGTGCCGATCCAGCGGCGGGCGGATTTGACGATACGCGCCGGGGCTGTGTTTCGCGCGCCTGTCATAACACCGTTCCCGCATTGGCATCGCCCTTGGCGGCATAGCGGATGATGGTGTCCTGCCCCGGGATATGGGGAAAGCCACGGAAATTGGCTGCGTTGGCGAACCTGGCCTGACAGGTTTCAAATCGCTTGTCGCAACCGGCAAAAATGTCGAAGGTGTCATTGACCGCAACCGGTCGGATTGGAGCCTCAAGCAGGGTGATCTTCACATCCGCGCCTGCATTTGCGTGCGCCAGAACCTCGGCTTTGCGCCCCGTATTGGCACCGGTCAGCCAGTGCAATGTGCCGAGCACAAACCAGCCCTCGGCAAAGCCGGAAAGGCCGGAAACCGCAAAGCCGCGATCGCCCGACAGCGAAACCACGGTGCCCGATGCCTTGAATGCCGGATCGTTCAGATCGACACCGCAACGCGCATCCCCCAATGCCGCGTCACAGCTCACCTGAAACGTCCGCCCGAGGGTCTGGCCCAGCACATGGGCGAGGCTCCGCATCTCGGCCACGAAATGCAACCGCCCGCGCCGGACCTGGCCGATGGCTCCGCGCCGCAGCAGGGCGCGGCTGGTGGTGTCGACCCAGTTTACCCGCCAGATTTCCACGGTCGCGTTATCCCAGCGGCCGTCGAGAATATCGGTCTCGGTGATGGTGGTCGAGGTCAGCACCCCCTCGGCCTCCTGCGCGTCGACCGAGAGGTCAGAACCGGAACGGATTTCCGAGGCGGTAAAGCCGGACTCAGGCTCGAAGTTGATGCCGTCAAAGGTCAGGGGTCGGTCATGGTCGGTGAACCCGAACACCGCCCCGTCATTGCGGGTAAGCCGCCAGCACCAGGCGAGCGTCGTAGTGCCACTATCGAGATGGGTTTGCAGGGTGGCAGGAAAGGATTTCATCGCCGGACCTCGATCAGGGGTATGGATGTGATGGACCCGAGGCGCTCGAGGTCGTGGGTGACGTCAAGCCGGTCGGTGTCGAAACGCACCGGCACGTCGAATTCAAAACCTGCGGTTATGGCGGTTCCCGTGGCCGGAGCGGTGGTAAAGGTGATCTGACCCGTGGTGGTATCAACGGACCAGCCCGAGGCTTGCACGATCCCGTCCAGCGCCAGATTTACGGTTCCGGACACCGGTTTCGTGATGGTGCGGGTCCATGTTTGTGCGCCGGATGAATAGGCTTTCACCAGTTGAAATGCGGTGGTGGTGCCGTCGCCAATGCCGATCGCCTGATCGGTTGCCGCCAGTATTCCCGACGGCAAACACGATTTGTAATCACCCCAGTCTTTCCAGCGAAACCCGTAGAGACGCCCGTTGCGGGCTTCGAAAAACGCCACCACGGCGGCCAGATCGTCAGCGCGGCGGATGCCATAGGCCGCATCATAGCGTCGCCGCGAATTGGCCCAGCTGGCATTACGTTCCTCGTCGCCCGAGGCCAGCTCGACAATCTGGGTGCGCCGCTCAGGCCCACCGCGCGCGCCCCGGCTGATATTGTCGGGAAAACGGATTTCGTGAAACGCCATCTACATGCCCCTCCGGCCCATGGCGACGGCGCGGGCAATGTCGGCCGAGACCTGCATGCGCGATTGCCGGAAGCTCTCGGCATCGCGGGTCTGGATGTTGACGGTGATGTTTTGCGAGCTACCTGTGCTGTATTGCGATGCCTCGCGCCGGTTCAGCACCCGTTCACCCTTTTGCAGAATGGCGGGCACTTCGTCAGGACGCAGACCTGCCCAACCGCCGGAATGCATGCGGGGCGCATTTGCAAAAGCCATGGCCGGCACCATGCGCTGTGGCGCGGCCCCACCGACCATGCCACCCGCGTGCAGCACCGGCGCAAAAATGCCGCCGAGGTTTCCAAGTGCACCTGACAAGGCATTGGCGAGCGGGCCGAGGATGAACTTTCGCGCTGACAGTTTGGCCATGTCCGCCAGCAAAGAGGTTACGAGTGACCTGAAATCCAGCTTGCCGGTTTTGACAAATTCACCGATGGCGTTTTCCGCGCTGGTGAAGGCCCCGACCAGTGCATCACCGATGCCCTTGCCGACATTGGCGGCCTTGCTGGCGTAATCCTTGAGGGAATCCGCCGCCATTTCCCATGCAGTCTTTGCCACTTCTGCCGCAGCGCGCGTAGCTCCGCCCGCACCAGTGACCGCTTGCGACAGGACCTCGGCGGCGGCGGTAGTTCCAGCGAGGCCGCTTTCACCGTCCTCGGCGCTCGACGTCATGGCATCGCGCAAGGCTTGCATGGAGGTGAGCGGAGCTGTGGCCGCACGGGCCATTTCACGGGAGGATGCTACCAGACCGTCGGCCGCATTCCTCGCATCTTCGGCGGTGGCGGCCATCTCGTAATAGGCCGATCCAGCCATGATCGCGGCGTTGCCCAGTGCCAGCATGGCGCTGTCCATGCCCGGGATATTGGCAATCCCCCGCGTCATGGCGTGCAAAAAGTCTGTCCATGTCTTCTGAATGTTGGCCAGCATGGTCAGCCAACCGGCCTTGATCCTTGCCCAGACCGACGAGAGCGCCGCGCCGAGGGATTTGCCCCCGAGCTTGATGCGCTCCCAGACCTCGATGGCGACATCTTTCAACAGGCGCATGGCCTCGCCGAAACCGCCAGCCCCTTTGACCAGACGCCCGAACCAGTAGATGAGTTCTCCCGCGCCAATGATCAGCGCGCCGATACCGGTACGGATCAGGGCACCGCGCAGGGCCACCAGCGACAGCGATACGCCTTTGATCCCGAGCGCGGCGCTGGCCAGCGAAATCACCAACTTGCCACCCAGCACGGCGGCGAAAGTGGCGGCAATGGTGGCGATCTCGCCAATATGGTTGAACAGGCCCTTGATGGCACGCCCGAGCGGGCCGGTGGTTTTCCCGATGGCGACCATGGCGTTGGCGATCGCTTCCAAGGCCGGAGCCGCCGCCACCGCCAACTGGTTGGCAATGCCGCGCCACAACAGCCCCATGCGGGACAGCGCATCGTTGGTTCGCTGGATTTGGGCCGCGTCCGATTCCGATACAGCGACGCCGAAATCCTGTACATCCTGTGTAGCTTGCCGCAGGGTGGCGCTGTCGATGCGGGTGAAAATCAGACCGGCGCGATCTCCAAAGATTTGCGAGGCAATCGCGGCCTGCTGCGCGCTCGGGATAAATTTTACAATTGCATCCTGAATGGTGGCGATCTTGGCATCAACCGTGAGCCCCTCGAGATCGGATGCCGACAGATGCAACTGTCTCAGGGCATCGATAGCCGGACCGGTTCCTGCCGCTGCCTGGCTCAAGCGCTTGGTCAGCTGAAAGGTGGCCTGTTCGACCTCTCCCATTGAAACACCAGCCAGATCACCGGCGCGGGCCAGTATCTGGATGCTTTCTGTTGTCGTGCGTAGGGAGGCCGCCAGCTTGGCCTGCTCGTCGATGGTCTGCAAGCCGGAGCGCACCATGGCAACGCCTGCTGCTACGGCTGCCGCCGCCATGATACCTGCAGCGATCTTGGCGCGCCGTGCAAATCTCGCCAGTCGCGCATTGGCGATTTCCATCTCACGCGAGGCCTTGCCAAAGCCGCGTTTTCCAGCCTCACCGATACCTTCAAACTCGGCTTTGACCTGTTTACCTCCCACGGCCGCAAGGCGGACACTGACTCTCTTCTCAGCCATTTCCTTGATCCATCTGTTCGTTGATTTTACGCACCATCACGGCCTCAATTGCAGGGAGGATTTCGGCGGTCACGATCGGGCAGATGCCAAGTGCCGAGGCCAATGAAAGGGCCGTGCCCAAGTCCCATCCGATCACCCCGCCGGAAGGAGCCACCCGCAGTTGACCACCAAGGCGGGCGACAAGATCCCAGACCTGCCAACCCTCATAGCTTTGTGGTTGGTTCAGGATTTGCGGGCAGTCCGGGCATTTGGTTTCACAGGCTTGGCAATATCCGTCGCCCCCGCCGAAGGCCCACTCGGCAAGGGCGACGAGACGTTTTTTTCCTGATCCAGCACCAGACCTTTGGCAACGTATTTCGTTTGGAACGCCTCGAACAGTGGCCAGACGTCCAGCAGGGCCGATATACCCTCGGGGGTAATTTGAATGACATTGCCGTCAGAGTCCCCGACACCCTCCCAGTCGAGCGTCGCGTTGCGGGCCAGCGCTTTGGCAAACACCAGTGCGCTTTCTTCGTCGGTTGCATCTTCGTTCAATGCAGCCACTGCGGGATCATTGCGTGAGGCCACCATCATGGCCGTGGTTAGCGGGTTCAAGTGCAGACGAACACCGTGGCCAAGGTCCAGCCACGCGGGTTCATTTGATAAATCAAGACGGATCATGTTGTTCCTCAGTAGGTTGCGACATCGTTGACAAGGGTGACGGTGCACATTTGGCCAGCGGTTGCGTCATAGGCTGCCTGCCAGTCAAAACTTGCCTGCACGCCTTGGGGCCCCTGAATTTCGACACGCGGGCGGGGCAGATAGACGGCGTGGGCGGTGACGGTCAGGCTCTCGCCACTGCCAAGGTTGTAGGCGAACTCCAACTCGGCAGGTGTGCCGTTTATCGCCTGGGTCATCAGCACCTGATCGGCGAAACGCACATCCATTTTGCCGGTCAGCGCGGCAATGGAGGGGTCTGCTCCGTCGATGCGCCCGTCCGAACGGATGGTTTCGATGCGGTCGAGATTATTGGCATACTGAATATCGGCCGAGACAATGTTGCCCAAGCTGGTGCCATTGCGCTTGATCGAGCCGTTGAAATGCCCGAAGCGTTGCAGGTTCCAGCCGGTCGGTGTTCCGGCAGCGGACGACGTGGCTATCGCCTCGCCCTGCGCGATCAGCTTTGCGGTGGCAGTCAAAAGCCCCGAACGCTGCATCTGCCAGGAAAGTTGGTCGAGCACGCAGCCGGAATACATCGCATAGCGCGGCACCTCGGGCATGGCGGTCTCGATGGACAGGCTTGGCAGGGTCCAACTGCCCGACGTGAACACATGGGTATAGGGCCCGGTGCCCGTGGTGACCGGATCCCCGAATGCTGCCTTTAGCCAGAACCCGAACGCCTCCGCATCGATCGGCACCACCACATCGCCATCTGCCGTTACCGCGTCCTTGATCGGTGCCAGCGGATCACGGCCATAGCCCAGCAGTTCCGAGCCCAATAGC